GAATATCAAGACAAGAATTTCACAGGCAAAGAAATTTGTGAAAATAGAAATATCAAACTTATCTTCAATGCAAGAGACCATAGTTTTAGTTCCAGTAGTTTGCGAAAAAGAGTAGCAGAAGCAGAATTGAATAAGGAAAAATTATGATTTATACGCCTACTGTTTACAAATTTGTAAGTACAAAAGAATATATTGATGAATTTCCAGTTGCATACAAGCAATGGAAAGCCGATACCCATTGTAATAAAAATCATGGATATAGTTTTAGTTTCAAGTTTTATTTTGGCGCAAATGAACTTGACAAGCGAGGTTGGGTATGTGATTATGGTGGGTTTAAAGAACTAAAGCAAATCCTCAAAGATCAATTTGACCACAAAACTCTCATTGCTGAAGATGATCCCCAACTTGAAATATACAAGGATTTGCATAGTAAAGGTATTCTAGATTTAACAGTGTTGCCTGCTATGGGTTGTGAACTGATTGCTGATCAACTTTATAGGTTCATGAATGGTGTATATATTCCTGACTATTTGGGTGCAGGTGAATCGGAACGCATTTGGTGCTATCGTGTTGAAGTCAGAGAAACAAAATACAATATGGCATGGCGTGAAGGTCATCGTCATTGGAATGAAGATTTGTTCAATAACAAGTAAAGGTTAATATGAGTTCAAAAATTAAAGTATCAGAGTTGTTTTACTCAATACAAGGCGAGGGTCGCTATATGGGTATTCCAAGTGTGTTTTTGAGAACTTTCGGATGTAATTTTACATGTAGTGGTTTTGGAATGCCTAAAGGAGAAAAATCAAATGAACGAAACGTTATTGCTGATAACATTGCAAAGTATAAGCAATATAAAGATTTACCACTTGTTAATACCGGCTGCGATTCTTACGCTAGTTGGGATCCTAAGTTCAAGGATCTTTCGCCGTTGGTTACAACAGAGAAACTTGCAGAAACAATTGTCCAACTCTTGCCCTACCAAGAATGGCGAGAAGAACATTTAGTAATCACAGGTGGTGAACCATTACTTGGTTGGCAACGTTCATTCCCTGAATTACTAAATCATCCACTGATGAAATCATTGAAAGAGTTGACGTTTGAAACAAACGGTACACAACTGTTATCAAATGATTTTGAACAATATCTTTATCATTGGGGTATTGAACAACGTGGCTACAATGCACTGACTTTTAGTGTCAGTCCAAAATTGAGCAACAGCGGTGAAAATAGATTGGATGCTATCAAGCCTGAAGTTATAGTACAATACGAAAAAGTTGGACATACCTACTTGAAGTTTGTAATCGCAACAGAGTATGATTTAGAAGAATGTTTGGATACAATTGATGTATACAAAAAACATGGATTCAAAGGCAACATTTATTTGATGCCAGTGGGCGGTGTTGACAGTGTATATCATTTAAACAACAAACGTGTGGCAGAATTTGCAATGAAGTCGGGTCTACGATACAGTGATAGACTTCAAATCATACTGTTCAAAAACGCATGGGGGACCTAAATGCTTGATCCTATGGCTATGGATTACATTGAGATCATTAATCCATATCTGAAACTTGTAAAAGATTGGAAACTGCATTTTTGCATCATTCCCAGACGATGTAGATTGACCGATAAAACAATTTGGCTTAAACATTGTTACATGGGAACAAGATTGGTAAAAAATATTAATATCGTTGAAAAATGGTATGTCAGTAAAGAAGAATTTGTTATCTGGAAAATCAAACAATGAAAACATTTAATAAAAGAATCATGTTTTTGGTTAGTTCTCAAACACTAATTCCCCATGGTGGCATTGGGCAATTTGCTAAAAGTTTTTGTGAACTAATGGATGAAAATTCAGTCAAAGTTGATATCGTAACTGATAAAGAAATTGCTGAAAGTGAATTCACTAAATCATTAAAAGCAAATATTATTTCTCCTCTTGTTTCATTACGTTATACCGAACATAGTAATATTTTCATGTATGGAGATACTTTTTGCTATGAACGTATGGCTAACTTTAGGAATGCTATTGTACAGGCTTTAGAATCTAATTTATATGATGCAATTATTTGCAACACATATGAAACAGTGCAAGTTGCAAGTGCAATGGGTTTAGAAGACGTAATTCAAGTAATTGCCTACACGCATCTAGAGAGTCAGATATTCAAGGATACTAAAAATCCTTTCCTACATTCTACTAATGAATTGATGCGTCAACAATTAAAAACTTCTGGTATATTTGTAGGAACACAAAGCAAGTTCAATCAATTGAATTTGGAATCCACTGATATGCTTACCTATCACCTTCCCATTCCTATTACTGAGCGAAAACTATTAGAAGAGTATAAGGGCAAACGTGAAGGTGTATTGTTTGTGGGACGTTGGGAAGAAGGAAAGAATCCTGAACTTTTTATTGACTTGATTGAGCAAACCAAATTGCCTGCTAAAGTCATGACTAGCCCAAATGGAGTAAAGAAGTTTGAAGATAGACTAAAGAAAATTGGCGTAAAGTACGATGTTCGTGCCAGTATTGTTGGGCAAGAAAAAGTAGATTTTATCTGTAGTTCCAGAGTTGCATTTAATCCTAGCATCATTGAAAGTTATGGTATGGCTTTCTATGAACAGATTATTCAGTTACCTACATTTTGTTTGCAGAATCAACGTTGGACAAAAAATTTTGATGGTTATCTATTCTTTGAAACCAACAAAAAAGAAATGGCAGAAGATGTATTAGGTGCATATGAAAAATTTGCAACTGCTAAAGATTGGCATGAAAATGGTTCATCACTGAAGCAAGTTAATCAACGAGAGGGACAAGTATTTACCAAGTGGGATACCTGTTTTAATGATTTTAAGCCAAAGCAGTCTAATAATAATACCGCAAAAATTTGCAGTGAAAGTACAGTTACTGTAAGAGATTACATTCAAAAATTGAATCGTAAGGTCATCTGTATTGACGACATTCGTAGTGTCCTGACGAACAAGCATAAGTTCCGTGTTATTTACACTGACAATGATACCTATTTGACGAAGGATCCTTCCTTCAACCCCGAAGAGGAAACCGCTGACAGTTTGTTTGACTTTGGTTGACGAAAATTAAATTTTCATGTATAATATAGAACATTTATCAACTTATGGGATTAACATGCATTCTTTTGACACCTCTATCAAACGCCTAGGATTTGCTTGCAAATGGGCAGAAATCAACAAAAAAGGCGAAATTGCTAGTGTTGATGGGTTAAACACAGGTGGAACTACATTGGCTTGGGCGAATCGTAATAAGCGTGATGTAGTTGAACAAAAAATCATTGATGTTGCTAAACAGAACATCATGAATACGCATAACCTAGTCAAGAAGGTTGCTACGCTTCCCAAGCCACTTCGTATGTTGCGGTTGACAAGTGATATGTTTTCATTTTATACGCATGACGATTACAAGGACTTTTGGAAATCTAAGTATATTCAAGATTGTCTTGGACGTTGGATGGCACCTATTGGTGAAACTGCACGCCAAAATGACGTAAGACTGTCATTTCACCCTGATCAATTTGTAGTGTTGGCAAGTGATCGTCCTGAGGTGGTAAATAAGAGTATAGAGGAGTTTGAATATCATGCAGACATGGCCCGTTTTATGGGGTACGGCAAACAATTTCAGGACATTAAAATCAACGTCCACATCTCGGGTCGCAAAGGTCCCGAAGGTATCCGAGAAGCCTATACAAGACTATCCCCGGAAGCCCGCAATTCAATCACCATTGAAAACGAAGAAAATGCTTGGGGACTGAATGAGTGTTTGACACTAACAGACTTGTTGCCCATTGTATTGGATATTCATCACAATTGGGTAAGAGAGGGAGAATACATTGAAACCACTGATCCTCGCATTGAAAACATTATTGACAGTTGGCGTGGTGTGCGCCCTGTTATTCATTACAGTGTTAGCAGGGAAGAATATCTTGCTGGAATCCCCGGCGATAGACTTCCCGATATTAGCACGTTGATTGAATCTGGATATAACAAACAAAAACTACGGGCACATAGTGATTACTATCACAACAGTGCCGTAAATAGTTGGGCGCTTACTCATACAAAATGGGCTGATGTAATGTGCGAATCAAAGGCAAAAAACATGGCTTCTTTTAAGTTGTATGAAGAAGGAAAAAAGTTAAACTTTTTCTGACTTTTTTCTAGAACTTGATTTTCTTTTGGGCTTTACTTCAACTGTTTCGCCAGTAGTTCCAGCAACCTTTTTTGTTCTAGATTTGGTTGCTGACTTTACCATTTCACTTACATTTATCGTATTATCAACTGCAGGCTTTACTTCAGGTTCCGCTGGTTTGATTTCTTCGGGTACTTGTGTTATGTTTGTCTGAACAAGAGTTTCAGGTTCTTGGGTTACTGGTTCTTCTTTTTTGTTGACATCTTTACGCATACGTATTATGATTGAAGTAGCAAGGGCCAGCATTATAACTAATAAAACTAATTCCATAATTTTCTCCTTTTTAATATTTATCAAACACCGTGGTTATAAATAATTTTGAGGTATCAAATGTTAGACAAAATCAAAAATCTGTTCACAAAAAAAGTAGAAACTCCCAAAATTATAGAACCTATTCCGGAAATCAAACCAGAGGTAAAACCTAAAAAACCTAGACCGCCTAGAAAACCTAAAGCGGTAAATAAAGAACCAACACTAACTCCGAAACAACTGGCCACTCAAAACAATGAACCTTATATCAACATTATTAGTGTTGAGATAGATCCATCAAACGTTAATGATGGTAGTTTTGAACTAGATTGGAATGACAAATTTGTATTGAATTTGATTAAGGCTGGTTACAAAATACGTGAAGATGACGATGAACGAAAAATCGTTGATCGTTGGTTCCAAACGGTTTGCAGAAACATTGCATTGGAAATATATGAGCAAGAGGTCGCGGATCCGTCAAAACGAAATGATGATATCCGTCGTGTAATCAAAACCAAAGATATCGGTGACGGACGTACCGAAGTAAGTTAAAGGAGACCAAAATGTTTTTACATGAGTTAATTGAATTTTTGTACGGTAATTCTCAGCCCGAATCTGTTAAATCGTTTTTGATAGAGCAATATGCAAAAACAGTAGATAACAATAAAGGATTCTTTTGGGAAAAGGTCCTAGAAAAAAAGATGAAAAATCATACAGTTTTATTGGGAAGTAATACACCCGGTAGGGATTTCGGAGACAATACAGATGCCAAATTTTCTACTTATTATAAGAAAGACAATGGGTTAGGTGCTTGGGAAGCGTCAGTAAGCAATGTAAGAAAAAAAATAGGTCCTCTACGGGTATGTTTATGTGTTCCTGGAGATAAACTTCATAGATTGCATTTTCTTTTTATTCCTAGACATGCATATGTCCCCTACATCACAGGAAGTGATGCACTTAAATTTGGTTTAAGTCCGCATGGAACTCCCACTGGAAAACTGTCAAAATATATTTGCTCTTTTGATGAGGTTTCACGTTCGTATTGACAAAATTCTATTTTTTGTGTTATAGTTGCTATTCAACTAGTACAAGGTTATAAATGAAATACGCATTGATTGATACCGCAAACACTTTTTTCCGTGCCCGTCATGTGGCAAGTCGCAACAGTGATCCACATGAAAAAGTAGGAATGGCACTTCATCTTATTTTGGCTTCAGTCAATCAAGTGGTTAGAAATCACAAAATTGACCATGTGGTATTCTGTCTTGAGGGTCGTAGTTGGCGTAAAGAAGTATACGAACCCTACAAGAAAAATCGTGTAGTAGATACGCTATCGCAGACCGAAGAAGAAATTGAAGAGAATAAACTGTTCTGGGAAACCTACGAACATTTTTGTACCTATATTCGTGAGAAGACGAATACATCCGTTATCAGGCATGAAAATGCTGAAGCGGATGATATCATTGCACGATTCATCAATCTTCACCCCAACGATACACATTACATCATTTCCTCTGACAGTGATTTTGTACAACTGATTTCTGAAAATGTTCATCAATACAATGGTATTACTAATGAATTGATTACCATTAACGGATTCTTCAAAGACAATGGGAAACCTGCTTTGGATAAGGACAAGAAGCAAAAACTTCTAGAAGATCCACAATATCAATTGTTCAAGAAAATTATCCGTGGTGATGCTGGTGACAACGTATTTACCGCATATCCACGTGCCCCTGAAAAGGGTTCAAAGAATCGCATTGGTATTCGTGAGGCATTTGACGACAAGGATCGTCAAGGTTTCAAGTGGAATAACTTCATGCTACAGCGTTGGGTAGATCATAACGGGCAAGAACAACGGGTGCGTGAATGCTATGAACGTAACAAAATGTTGATTGACTTAACTGCACAACCTGACCATATCAAAAATGCAGTAGATCAACGGATCAAGGAATCAGTTCGTATAAATACAATTCCCCAAGTTGGAATTCATCTAATGAAATTCTGTAGTAAGTACGAACTAACTAAGATCGGTGAACAAGTAGAAACTTATGCAAAATGGATTAACAGTCCATATGTTGGTAATTTGGTAAATCAATAATATCATGGCAGATACAGTTCAACATCTAGACAAATTGGGTAACATCATTGCAGTTGACGATGTGGTTGCGGTTGCTCATCACAATATGCTTATGATTGCAAAGGTTATAAAACTCAACAAAAAGATGATTAAAGTTAAAGAAATCAAACCACATACTAAATATGGTTCAAGCGAATATAACAAATATAGTTCTGAAGTTGCAAGACTTAATGGGAATGATGCTGTTATGTATATATTGAAAAATACTTAATATTGGTGAAAGGTAAATATGAAAAGTTTGATTGCTAAACCAATAATTAAAAATCAATATTGGTTAATTACAAATGGTATAGAAAAAGTAGGAAATGTTACCGTAAACAATTTGGGTTATACATTAACTATAAATGGTAACAACAAGTTCTTTAATAATAAAGAAGAACTAAAGAAGCAAACTAATATAAAGTTTCAAACATTAACGTTTACCAAAAAAGTAAATATACCATTTGCAGAATATCCTACTTCAGGTAGAGTATATAATTCTATGATGGATATCAAAAAGAAATTGCATCTATACACAAAAACAAGAAAAAGTAAATGTATATATGCAGCAGGTTGGTTCGTCATGGAGTTCAACAATGTAAAGAAAATTGTATTGTGTCCTAAATACATTTTTATACAGCGATATAAGTATTCAGGTCCGTTTAAAACTAAACAAGAGGCAGAGCAGAAAATAAATAACTGATGCTTTATATAAAAAAATTTATTGATAAAATTTCATATTTAGAATCTAAGCAAAGTAAAGATTTGGTTATGCCCTTGTCTGAGGCTAGGATGGTAAGAGATGAATTAGCCAAATTAGTTTTAGACATGTTAAAAATGAAAAATATAGAGGATCAAGTAATTGAAGTAAAATTAAAGGGTGGAAGTTTCAAATGAGTAAGTCGCAGCCAAAAGTTCTTTTAGAGATAGTAGATAAACAAACATACAAATGTGATCAGATTTTGGAAACTTCAGGAATTTGGGCTGTGTTTTACGATGGGTATCCTATAAATTTAAAATCACAACACTACTTGGATAGTGAATCTGTACCAAAATATAAAAAAACTAGTTTTGGTAATCCAGGGCATGCAAGAAACCTTTGTAGGAAATTGAACACCAAGTTCAAAACAAACAAATTTACTGTAGTATTTCTCACACAAGGATCAACTGTGTATCCATGAATTACGCTTTGATATCTAAAGAAGATATTGTCAAGAAAATTCTACAAGAAATACCTACAGAAATAAATCCATTCCTCAACAAAGACATTGAAAAATTAATTTTTGATTGGTGGTTTACATCAAATAATTCAGGATTAAGATTAACTGATTTGGGGCATAAAGCATTTACTATGTCCAATATTGAGTATTACCACTTTGATTTAAAGATGAACAAACCCATAAATTTAGGGTTGTTAGCATTGAGTAAAAAATTAAAATGCCCATACTACATTTCTGCTGATAGAAAAATCAAAATCTATGATGATAAAATTGCAGTTATGATTAATTTATATGGTGGAGTTTTTCAATATATTGATTCAATATGATAAATAAAATGCAGGCAACTGCAACACACACATTAAGGAAAATTTATGACACACAGATTTATTTCAGCATTGAAAAACTTTTTCAATAATTTGAAATTACGTCAAGAAGAAGTAGATTACTATATCGCTTCGAAAAATCCATCTAATTCCGTTGAAGTAGAATTTTGGTTGAGACAATTCGAAAGAAAGGAAAAAACAAAATGGATTTAATCAAAAAAATAGCAAACTATCTTTGGATCTTACTGGAAGATTTAGGTAGAGCTAGAGCAGCCGCCGCTCTCGCAAGAAACGGCAATTACGATTTAGCAAGAAGTGTTATTTCTGAAAAGTCAGTTTGACCGTTTTGCTAAATAAAATTTGTACAATATGTACAATGACATACACACATACAGAAAGGAAATAATATGTCAACACCATTTGAAATGCCTAAGGCACCAGAAGTAAAGTTCAATAAGAACGGATATGAAATCCGCACAGAAATTCTTGGTATGGCCAAGGATATGGTTACTAATGAATTTCATGCGAAGTGGCAAGGCTGGGAAGTCACTGCCGAGCGTGATTCCAAGACAGGACAAATCGTTACTAAGGTAGGCATGCCTCAGTTTCCTGGACTAGAACAAGTCCTCGACACTGCACAAAAAATGTACGATTTCGTCAATGCCGGTAATGTCGCTAGGACAAAAAAGTAATTTGACAGAAATGTAGTTCTACACTACAATAGACCTATCTTAAACAAGTCGTTGGATATGTCTAAAAGTCAAAGGCAAAATATAACCGCGGTGATCTATGATCGTCGCGGTCGTGTTTTGAGCATCGGTCAAAACTCCTACATTAAAACTCACCCCCACCAGGCTAAACATGCTGAAAAAGTTGGTGAGCCCTACAAGCAATTTCTTCATGCAGAAATTCATGCTATTGTCAGATGTCCTGATATCAGCAAAGCACATAGAATTTTTGTCAGTAGGTTTGATCGTGATGGCAATCCTACAATGGCGGCACCTTGTCCTATCTGCATGAGTGCTATCCGTGCGACTGGCATCAAAGTTATTGAACATACTTAAACACCATGAAATTCTACAAAATCAGAAAACGGAGCAATCCTAGTCTTTATCGTTTGGCTGGGTCACGTCCATCTTGGAACAAGACGGGCAAGACTTGGGATGCGATTGGCAAACTTCGTGCAATGATTACCAACACAATTAACAGTAATTATTACAACGAAGATTTAAGTGATTGGGAGATTGTTGAGTACGAAGTAACTGAGGCGTCGGCAAAACCCGTGCATGAGGTCATGAGTCAGAAAAATTTGTTGACACTTTTGTCACGATGATTTGACACAAAATAGCCATACTGTTATAGTACGTGCATGATGTTTAAGAAAACAGTAATTACAACGTGGGCTGATTGTGGTATCGAGCCAGACTTTAATTCTGGACGATGGGTACAGTTAGGACGTCCTACGCTGTTGAATTTTTTTCTTACTGGGTTGCCTGGTGGCAAATTCTATGTAACCAAAAACTTCCCCTACCTTGAATATCATCCTTCCAAGACTCCTTTTAAGAATCATAAATCCACGATGGTTGATAAAAATCAACTAGAATGGCCACGTGGTTTTGGTGTGGATGGTTTTGTCAAGGGACTCTTGGGACAGAGAAAAATTAAATAATTGGTTTGACAAAAAATAGCCATACTGTTATACTGTAATTCTAGTGAGCAAGACGGAGTACAAAATGACGATTGAAACTGTTCTCTACGGCAAGCGGGCTCTCGTTCGTAACGAGAAGGAACTCAAGATGCACCTGCGCAAGCAGGAACTGGTTGCTGCTATGGCCAGTATGCGTGGTCAGACTATTAGTCGGGTTATCTCCGACAAGATCATGGGTGAAATCATCAGCATCAATCGCAAGATCCAGCGCACTGGTGCTTATGTTCAGTTTCTGAACTGAAATATGAAATCCTTTTTCAAAGAAATTGTTGGTGCAGCAATCATTACAGTAATGTTGATTGCACCGATTGTCATCCATCTGTATTCTGGAGTTTAATTATGAACGAACGAATTAAAGAACTTGCCATTATTTCTGTTCGTGGATACGTTAAGGACACAGGATATTGTAGTGAGTTGTCAATTAACTCTATTCCCGATGAATTTCTAAAAAAGTTCTCCGATCTATTGCTACAGGAATGTATGACTATTTGCGGTGCAATTCAAGGTGCAGCCGAGTATAAAAACATGCAAGATTTTGCTGCCGGTGCTGCAAAATGTAAAGAAATTATCAAAAGAGATTTCGGAGTTGAATGAAATGATTACCGTTGATACCCTTCGCAAATGTTCGTGGCTGGATAGTGCTACGCTTGAATCATTGATTCGTAAAAATCATCCCAAGGATCGTGTTCTACTGGCAGAATTTGTAGGTATCACCATTGGTGGTCAATTTGCCTATAATTTTCGATATCCGGTAGATGATGAAATGCACACCGGACGCCTTTATGTTTGGCTTGACAGTGATGGTAAATTCGTAGCGGACTATTAATCATGGAACAGAAAAAATTCTATACAGT